ATCAAAGAGCTGGGAATTAAAACGGCAGACGGCAAAGGAAATACCCGCCCGATCTTCACCATCCTGAAAGAAATGCAGGCGAGCTTTGATCGTAACAAGCTGGGAACGGGCCAGCGCGCCGAGTACATGAAAACCATTTTCGGCGAGGAGGCCAGCTCATCGGCCGCCGTGCTGATGACTGCCGCCTCAACCGGCAAGCTCGATCAGCTGACCGCCACGTTTAAAGCCTCTGATGGAAAAACCTCCGAGCTGGTCCAGGTCATGCAGGATAACCTCGGCGGCGACCTGAAAGAGCTGCAGTCTGCTTATGAGGCTATCGGCACTGACCTGTTTGATCAGAACGACGGCAGCCTGCGCACACTGACCCAGGACACGGCGGCGCTGCTGCTGACGGTTGATAACTGGATTAAAGCAAACCCTGAACTGGCGGGCGGTATCGCTAAAGTAGTTATGGGCGGGCTGATGCTGGCCGGGGCGCTGGGCGCAATCGGGCTGGTAGCCTGGCCGGTGATTGCGGGCGTGAATACCCTGATTGCCGGGGCGGGCTTCCTCGGCACGGCATTCAGTATCGCGGGCGGAGCCATTACGGCCGCGCTCGGCGCTATCACGCTTCCGGTTGTGGCCGTCGCAGCGGCAATCGTGGCCGGGGCGCTACTGGTGCGGAAATACTGGGAGCCTATCAGCGCGTTTATTGCGGGAATGGCCGAAGGCTTTACCGCAGCGATGGGGCCGATCAGTGACTCCTTCGGTTCGCTGAAACCGGTGTTTGAGTGGGTAGGTGGCAAGGTCAAAGAGCTGTGGGACTGGTTCGGCAAACTGCTGGAGCCGGTGAAATCCACGCAGACCGAACTTGCCGCCGCCGGAGACATGGGTAAGAAGTTCGGCAACATGCTGGCCGAGGCGCTGAAAATTCCAGGGCACGCGCTCGATCAGCTGATGGGCGGCATTGACTGGGTGCTGGAAAAGCTCGGAATTATCGACACGAAATCCAATGGGCTTAAAGACAAGGTGCCGTCGCCTGATCCGGTTGTGACAGGTGGCGCGGGCGCAGATAAGGACGGGATGAAATACAACATCGCTTACGGTGGCGCGCCTTACCGGCCGGTTTCCTCTCCATCAGCCGGGGGCGGATTTACAGACCGCAGCCAGAATACCTATCAGTATGAAATCAACATGCACGAGGGTATGACCAAAGACGACGCAATGGCGCTGATGGCGCAGCACCAGGCAAAAGAGCAGCGCAACCGCCAGGCGCAGAACCGCAGCAAAATGGGCTGGGAGGATTAACCGATGATGATGATTTACGGCATGATGCCGTTTATGCGACAGACCCTGCCTTACGGGGATATGCAGCAGAATATCGATTACCGCTGGCCTACTAACAGCCGGTTCGGGCAGCGTCCGTCGGCGCAGTTTATCGGGCCGGGCGATGAAAAAATCACGCTATCCGGGGAGCTGCGCCCGGAAATCACGGGCGGCTCGCTGTCGCTGATGACAATCCGCCTGATGGCCGACGAGGGGGCAGCGTGGCCGCTGATTGGCGGCAGCGGCATGATTTATGGCATGTACGTGATCGAGAGTATTTCTAACACCTTCAGCGAGTTTTACCCGAACGGCACGGCCAGCAAAATCATGTTTACCCTTAGCCTGAAGCGCGTTGATGAGTCGCTTACCTCTATGTTTGGCGATCTGAAGAAACAGGCTGACGGGCTTATCAGCGGCTCCGCCAGTCTGCCAAGCCAGCTCACGTCAGCAATCGACGGCGTGAAGTCGGCGGCCGGTAGCCTGATTTCAACAGCAGGGGGGCTGCTCGGATGATCGGGATAAGCAGCCTGCCGGTGCAGGCCGGGGCGCAGCTGACGCCGGATTTCATGCTCAAGGTTAACTCTAAGGACGTAACAACCAACATCCGGGATCGCCTTATCTCGATGACGCTGACCGACAATCGCGGCTTTGAGGCCGACCAGCTGGATATTGAGCTGGACGACGCCGACGGCCAGCTGGCGATGCCGGTACGCGGCGCAGTAATAACGCTGTTTCTCGGCTGGAAAGGCCAGACGCTTTTCGGCAAAGGTGATTTCACCGTTGACGAGGTAGAGCACCACGGCGCGCCGGACACCATGACCATTCGCGCCCGCAGTGCCGATTTTCGTGGCTCGCTCAATTCCCGCCGGGAGGTGTCCTATCACGACACTACCCTGGGGGAAATCGTCACGCAGATAGCCGCGCGCAATAACCTAAAGCCAATGCTGGCCGATGGATTTGCCGGAATTGCCGTGGCTCACATCGACCAGACGCAGGAGACTGACGCTAAATTCCTGACGCGGCTCGCCACGCTATACGGCGCGGTTGCAGCTGTGAAGGCCGGACGGCTTCTGTTTATAAAGCCCGGTAACGGCGTCACCGCCAGCGGCAAGCCAATCCCGCAGATGACGATCACGCGGCAGGATGGCGACCGGCACAGCTTCAGCATTGCTGACCGTGGCGCATACACTGGCGTCTCGGCGAGCTGGCTGCATACGAAAGACCCTAAGTCTAAGAAAGTTAAGGTAAAGCGAAAGCCGAAAAAAAAGCACCTGCGCGCGCTGGAACACCCGGCGGCTAAAAAGAAAAAGACAACTGCGACCAAAACGCCGGAGGCCAGCGAGGGTGATTATCTGGCTGGCACAGAAGACAATATATTCACGCTGACGACCGTGTATGCGACGAAAGCGACAGCGATGCGGGCCGCTAAAGTAAAGTGGGATAAGCTGCAGCGCGGCGTCGCTGAGTTCACGCTCACGCTTGCGATGGGACGTGCCGATCTGTACCCGGAGACGCCGGTCAGGGTGAGCGGCTTTAAATCAGTGATTGATGCGCAGCCGTGGATTATCAGTAAGGTTACGCACAGCCTGAGCGGCAGCGGATATACAACGACGCTTGATTTCGAGGTGTTGCTGTCTGATGTTGAGTACACAGCAGAGGAGGATGGCATAGCAGATGACGAAGAGGTGTAAATGAGATGAAACTTAAATTTGCAAAATCAAGTTTGATTATTCAAAATGAAGACATCCCGTACCGCTATGCTCGCTCAAGGAAAGTTTAAGATGATGCATTGCCCTAAATGCCAGACTGCTGCTCACGCCAAAAGCAGCCGCTATATTTCGCGTGAAACTAAAGAGCGCTATCACCAATGTCAAAATATCAATTGCAGTTGCACATTCAAAACACATGAAAGCGTGGCTGGTATAATTGTTGAACCTAGTCAGATAAACAGAGTTCCCCTACACACTCATCATGAATGCCAACCCTCATTGCTACACTGACGAAGCCCGCGAAAGCGGGTTTTTTTGTACATGAAAGGTGAGATATTAAAAAGATATCTCCCCTTGACAGTGAAGGTATCAAATTGATATCATCACTCTGCCATCTAGGTAAATCAAATAAATCGAAATCTTAAACTCTTAAAAGGAAAGAAATGATCATGGTGAATTTTATGGCCCAGCGCTCTAGTAGATATAGACGCATATAACTTAGTGATAGAGGGGAATTAAGTAACATAAATAACCGGAGTACCCATATGACAACAGTTCATGTCGTTAAAAAGACAGCAGATTTTGTATTGCGCTTGCGCGAACAAGACACGCCTACAGCAGTCAGCGGTGTAACAATGGATGCGCTGATGCAAGTTACAGGGATGACCAAAACCGAATTGACCCATATAGCGCTTCGTAGAATGGCTGATGCTTATCTGCCGCACTATGAAATTGACAATGGGCCAATAACCGCCGCTCAGGATCAGGCTATTCGCAGGCATTCATCTGCAAGCAATATCCCAGAGGAGCGATTTACTGAAAGTCTAATCTAAGGAGACTTATGACAATCGTTACGCTTGCTAAGAAACAATTTAATCCCCTCGCATCTGTGGGTGATATCGTCTGGTGTTATTTTCCTCACGCAGAATGTGAGGGGGAACCCGGGCCTTATCCGCGACCTGGATTAGTAGTAAAACGGTCCGTAGAAGACCATGCTGTAATGGTTGTATTTGGTACAAGCCAAAAGACAGACCGTGTCTATGACACTGAGTTTGTCATTCGGAAGGGAGAGGCCGGTTATACCGTGTCTGGTCTTGCCCGTGATACGAAGTTTGATATGTCCCGTATGTATAAACTTCCTTACGATAGCGACTGGTTTGATCTTGCCCCAATCCAAAATGGGGTAGCTACGACGTCGCCAGTGATGGGTGTGTTGCATCCTAGCTATATGCCTGCGCTTAAAAAAGCACATGCTAAGGCTGTGAAAGCGGCTTAATGCAGTCCATGCTGACCTGCTCTAAAAACCCCGCCCCATGGCGGGTTTTTTTATGCCTGCTGCCAATTGCTTTTATAGCTGCTGCCACTTTGCTGCCATTCCAAAAAATATAAAAGCTATTTTTAAGATTAAATATTTGAAATTTATATTAAAATAATAAAAAATTTCTTTGTATTTTAGTATAGCTTGTTTTAAGGCTGGAGCGCTAAGGGTCTGACAGGTAAACTCCCCTTAATCCTGTTATCTGACGTTGGTGTCGGCGTGGAACTGAAAGCAACCTCGATGGGCAAACGACTTGCCCAGCATCCT